CATTAGGTAGAGTAGAAAAAATGGCTGGAGTAAAAATGTTGAAAAAGGCATTAGAAAGAGGATCAGCTCAACAACAAGCGTCAGGCCTACTTTCTGTAGTAAATACTATATCTGGGAATAATCCACAAGTTGCAAAACTATTAGCTAGAATGTTAATGAAAGGATCTCCTAGCGATCCTGTAAGTCCAGAAGCACCAGTTGCCGAATATACAGCAGGTGTAGATGATGGATCTACTGTTGAAGAAGCAAAAGGATCTGCATTACAAAAGCGAGGAGATAGAGTTGATAAAACACAAGCAATGAAAATGTTAAAACAAGCTTTAGGAACAAAATCAGCAACCGATCAAGCAAACTTTGTAATAAACATGTTGAAAGGCTTAGATCTTAAAGATGCTGCAAAAAATAGAATGTTCTTAAAGATGAGAAAGTCCTTAAAAGTGAAAGACTAATATATATGAGCAATAAGTTACAAAATATAAAAGCTGTCAAAGATTTGATGGCAGGACAACACAAATCCCAAACCAGAAAAACAACATATTTTGGAGATACAAAAACTAATACTCAAAAAACAGAAGTATTAGAAACATTTGAAAACGGCGATCCAAAAGTCTGGATTGAAACAAAAACAAATGGAACAAGGATGAAAGTTACTCAACATGATGGATTTACATCACGTGTTCCAGAAAATAGTATAATGGAACAAGTACGAGATGTTTTAAAAGTTCCAGATGAATGTCCTAAATGTGGTACTGAAATGCGAAATCATGAAAAAATGTTAAATTTTAAATTTTGGTTTAAACGTAAAAAATGTTTTGGATGTGTTTTATCAGAAGAAAGAATGATTAAACAAAAAGGTGACCAAGCTTGGATACAATATCAAAATAAAATTATGAAATCTAATGCAGAATCTTGGTTTAACGATTGTGACAAAGAAGTTGAAATTTTAAAAACACAAATGAAAGAGACAGTTTGGGAAAATGCAGATGGAGAAAGAGGAGAAATAGATATTTCACAAATGGTTAAAAAAATTGATAAAGATTATAAAAAATTAAAAGCTGATATAAGAAAAGGCTTTAAATAAAAAGGAAAGTTATGGGAGTATTAAAAAAAATATTTTCTGCAGGAGCTAGTACATTAGTTGATTCAGTAGGCGGAGTCATTGATGACTTAGTCACAACTGATGATGAAAGAGCAGCTGCCAAGGCAAAATTAAAACAAATAGTTCTTGATCACGAAGCAAAAATGGAACAAAATATTACTGACAGATGGACAGCTGATATGAATTCTGATTCTTGGTTATCAAAAAATGTAAGACCATTAGTATTAATATTTTTAGTAGTATGTACAGTTCTAATGATATTTATAGATGCAGGATCTATTAAATTTACAGTAGAAGAGAAATGGACAGATCTTCTACAATTAGTTTTAATAACAGTCATTGGTGCATATTTTGGTGGTAGATCATTAGAAAAAAGAGCTAAGAAATAATTAGGTTTTCTGCAATTAATTTATTATATTAGAGTATATAATGGCAGTAAAGAAAACACTCAAAGAAATTATACGCGATGAATATAAGAAATGTTCAGTTGATCCAATACATTTCATGCGTAAATATTGTATTATTCAACATCCTACTAAAGGTAAAATGTTTTTTAATCTATACCCTTTTCAAGAAGATTCTTTAAGCCGTATATCACAAAATAGATACTCAGTAATTTTAAAATCTAGACAATTAGGTATTTCAACTTTAACAGCCGGATATTCATTATGGAAAATGTTATTCAAATCAGATTTTAATGTTTTAGTAATTGCAACTAAGCAAGATGTGGCTAAAAATTTAGTTACAAAAGTAAGAGTAATGCATGATAATTTACCTTCTTGGCTTAAAGGAAAAACAATGGAAGATAACAAATTATCCTTAAGATTTAAAAATGGATCACAAATTAAAGCTATATCATCAAAAGGTGATGCAGGTAGATCAGAAGCCTTATCATTATTAGTATTAGATGAAGCCGCATTTATAGATAGGATTGATGAAATATGGACCGCGGCACAACAAACATTAGCAACTGGTGGTGGAGCTATTATGTTATCAACACCAAATGGTACAGGTAACTTATTTCATAAAACATGGGTAGATGCTGAGGCAGGAGGTCAATTTCATCCAATTAAACTACACTGGACAGAACATCCAGAACGAGATCAAAAATGGAGAGATCTGCAGACTGAATTGCTAGGAGATAAAATGGCCGCACAAGAATGTGATTGTGACTTTATAACTTCTGGTCATACAATTGTTGATGGTCCAATATTACAATGGTATGAACAAACATATGTAGAAGATCCAAAAGAGAAAAGAGGATTTGATGGTAATTATTGGATTTGGGAATATCCAAATTATTCAAAAAATTATACAGTAATAGCTGATGTTGCTCGTGGAGATGGAGGAGATTATTCTGCCTTTCATGTTATGGAAACAGAAAGTATGACTCAAGTTGCAGAATATAGAGGCAAGATAGGAACAACAGAATATGGACAAATGTTAGTAGCAGTTGCAACAGAATGGAATAATGCCTTATTAGTAATTGAAAATGCAAATATTGGTTGGGCAGTTATTCAAATTGCAATTGATCAAAACTATAAAAATTTATATTATTCATACAAACAAGATGGATATGTAGATGAAGATGTACATTTAAGAAAAGGATATGATTTGAAAGACAAATCAAAAATGGTTCCAGGCTTTTCAACTACATCAAAAACACGTCCATTAATAATATCCAAGATAGAGACATATTTTAGAGAAAAATCACCAATTGTAAAGTCAAAAAGATTGATAGATGAATTATATGTCTTTATATGGAACGGTCAAAGAGCAGAAGCACAAAGAGGGTATAATGATGATTTGGTAATGGCATTCGGAATCGGATTATGGATAAGAGATACAGCATTACGATTACATCAACAAGGAATAGATTTATCTAGAAAGGCATTAGGACATTTAGGTAAATCACAAGGAGTATATTCAACTGGAAAAGAAAAACCAAAAGAATGGCAATGGAAATCAGGAGACTCAGATAATGACGATTTAACCTGGTTAATTGGATAAAACACATATTTATAATAAATTGAAAAGATTATGGCAAATACATCATTAAGATCAAGATTGAGTAGGCTTTTTGCAACTAATGTAGTTGTAAGGCGTATTGCAAAAAATCGATTAAAGGCAGTAGATACAAATAGATTACAATCTACAGGTAATATAACTAATAAAGCATATGTAGATCGATTTTCAGGAGTACATAGAGGTATGCCAGGTTACGGATCATATAACCAAAATCAAACATTTCATACATCAAAAATTGAATTATTTACTGATTATGAGGCAATGGATATGGACCCAATATTATCATCTGCTTTAGATATTTATGCAGATGAATCAACAACAAAAGATGCAGATGGTGATACATTAACAATTAATTCTCCAAATGATGAAATAAGAAAAGTCTTAAGAAATTTATTTTATGATATATTAAATATAGACTATAATTTATGGCCATGGATTAGAAATGCAGCAAAATATGGAGATTTTTATTTACATTTAGATATTGAAGAAGAAATAGGTATTGTAAACGTAACACCAATATCGGCATATGAAATTCGTAGAGATGAAGGCTTTGATGAAAAAAATCCATATGCATATAAATTTGTTTTAGAAAATACACATGGAGGAGGATCTCATAGTTATGTATCAGGTATGACCAATACACAAGAATTTCAGCCATTTGAAATAGCTCATTTTAGATTGTTATCAGATACAAACTTTTTACCATATGGTAAATCAATGATTGAACCTGCTAGAAAAATATTTAAACAATTAACACTTATGGAAGATGCAATGTTAATTCAAAGAATAATGAGAGCACCAGAAAGAAGAATCTTTAAGATTGATGTAGGTAATATACCTCCAGCTGAAGTAGATACTCATATTCAAAATATTATCAATAAAATGAAAAAGGTTCCTTATATTGATGAAAAGACAGGAGATTATAATCTTAAATTTAATATGCAAAATATGATTGAAGATTTCTTTTTACC